AACTAGAACACTCTACAACTTTATATTTGGTAATAACAGAAGGTATTAATGTATCTTGATCCCACCACTCGTAATCTTCAATTTGCTTAATTGAATAATATTTATTTATTAAATCAGGATTCTCTAATATGGCCTTAATTAAATTTTTTTCAGAATCATCGTCTGGATCAATCCCATAATATGTGCGATTGTTTCCTATTAAATAAGAAGGAGTTTGTATAAGATCTAAAATTATTTTGTTTGGATGATATCCGCAAAGTATAATTGTATTACAACTTTTAATCTCACGTATAATATCGTTATCCAAGTATTCCGGAAAAGAAAAGCTATAATAATATTTTATAGTTTGATTTGTTTTTTGATTCTGATATAATATATAATCAGGTGTTGATTCAGATTGTTGAAAATTATTATTGTTCATAACTTTCTCTAATGTTGGCATAAATAATGGTCTGCTGAATAAATTCTCAAATCTATCTTTCTTTAAAACATCCTGACTTGATATATGATTTTCTCCTTCTACATGATATGTATGTGTGCCAAATTCAGAAAAAGGCTGAGAATCTATAAAAATAAATTCTTTTAGGGATGGAAATAATAGTGCTGGAAGAATATCGGTGCCTGCTCCGATGTAGATAGCTTTGTTCATTTTTTTATCGTTAATGTTTTTTAATTATTAGTATTTAATAATAAAATTATCAATTTTTTATAGATTTATTCTTATTTAGGTTCATACAAAACAAATTTTAGTATTGTTCTACTGCCTTTTATTGTTTTTGTAACCATATGTCTAATCCCTCTTGCTCTTACAATTAGTATTGAATTAGGTTTTGTATAAATTTCATCATTATATAATATTTTATCAAATAATGTTAGAGAATCACTTGTATTAGTTAATGTTATAACACATTCATATTGTAATTGATCTTTTAACATTTTTGTATCACGATGCCATTTCATATGTGCTCCTTTTTGATATTTTCTATATTCAATTGGAATTTTTAAATATGGAACTAATTTATCATTACCTATCAATTTTCTTATCTTTTCTATAAATTCTTTATTAAATATTAATTCTTCTATTAATTTAGTTTTTGGATCATCTTTTTTAAATTGGTACATTAAACGTTTTGATGCTTTATTATCTAATTCCATATTTTCAGTTTTTATTTCATTACATAATAATAATATCTTATCAAATATTTTTTTTGAATATATATTTTTTTCATATATCGCATTATACCTAAAATAATTAGTTTTATATTCGTATAAGAATATTAATATTAATATACATATTAATATACATATTAATACAATCATTATTATATTATATGAATATAAAAAATATTAATATAAATTTTAAATTAAATAATATAATATCTTTGGATTCTCATATAAACGTCTTCCTAAATATGGTATAGCATCTTCTATTTCTCCATATGGTAAATATTTAAACGCTTTTATTTTTTAGACTATTTATATTTTCTCCAGCAGTTAGATGATTATAGATTGGTCTAATTATTCTTTTAATCGTTTGTTTGATAGTTTGTTTAAACATTTCTAATATAATTTATAAATATTTTCATATATAGAAATAATTTTATATATTAATTATAAATGAAATTTTATAAATTAAAGGCAAATGAAGATATATTTAAATTTGATACACTAGAATTTACTGATGATTTAAAATTAACTGAAGAATCTAAAAATAGACTTGAAGCTTTTTTAAAAGATTATGTTGAAGTTATAGAGTATAAAGGTCAGAAAGAATTTATTAGTATCATTACTGAACAATTAAATCTGGATCAAACTAATATTGGTAATACGATTGATGTTCATACAACAGATAAAAGAATATATCAATTATGTTATTTAGAAAGAAGTACTCAACCACTAAATTTTTTAGGAACAATTATTAATGCTAAAAGAACTAATATAAATGGTGATGTATTTATTTTTGCCAACAGACTAATAACTACTAAGATTCCATTAGATTCAAAAACAGCTATGAATGATTATATTCAACAAGATGATATGTTATTTGAGGAATTAACAGATATTATTCTTACAAATTATTACAATAAAGGATTATGTTTTGATCTAACTAAGTATTACAAATATATATTTGATAATAATATGGAGATTGTAGCACCTAGTAATTTAAAAGGAATTAAACTATCAGAATTATCATTTAAGAGATCTGATTTATTAAATAAAACAATTGACATTTTTTATGATGCTGCCGGAAAGAATGTAAAAGAAAAATATAATACGATATTAAGTAATTTTTATTTAGAGACATTTAATAATCGTATTTTTCTTGCTCTTCAAAGTAATTCTGAAAAAAAATATGAATCTATAATTGATGAATACATAGTTAAGTATATTAATATATATAATAAATATTGTTTTGATGATGATGAAATGAGGGTGCCAAAAGAATTAAAATTTTATGATTATCAAAGTAATGATAAATATACAAATAAATATATAGTTTTTGATAATTTGTATGATAAAATTGTTTTAAAATGATTGTTGTTCGTTTGGGTTTTATTAATAAAATATATAAATAAAATATAAAATATAAAATGAGTAATGAAATATCAGAAGACTTTAAAAAATTAGTAGGTGACAAGAAACAAGGTAATGATCATAAACATGACTCTATTTCTGATTCTGCTTCTGATTCATCTATTAGACATTCTGAAATTAAAGCACCTCCAAAGATTGATACTCAAAAACAAATGATGGATCAACAATTTATGATGCAGCAACAAATGAAACAACAACAACAACTTCGTGAGCAACAACAAACTATACAACAAAAAGTTCAAATACCTGCTGCGGGAAACGTAGGTAATGAAGTTGAAGTAAAAAAAGAAAATGTTGTAGAACAAAAGTCTATTCTTAAAACTGTATCAAAATTGGCAGTAGTTCTTGCCTTATTTTTTGTATTTGCCTCATCACAATCCGCGGGATTATTAAATTATATTCCTTATTTGGATACATTACCATTTACTGAATATATTAATTTATTTATAAGAGCATTATTATTTGTAATTATATATTTTGTATTGGATACATTTGTGCTTTAAAAGGTTGAAAAAATTGATAATTTTATTATTTAGATATTTGCTAATATGTATATAATAAAAAAATGAAGGATACATTTAATATCGTGCGTGTTAGTGGGAATGAGTGTTATAATATTGATTGCGAATCAATTATAAAGAAATGTATTGTGAAACCGAATATGATAAATTATTACTATCCGCATATATTTATGAATCGGGATACAATAAATAAAGACAAAATTATTACACTATTTAATGATCATGTTTTAAGTATTAAAAGAGATAAACAATTAGAACATACAATTAAAAGATATAATATATTAAATAGTATATTAGAATCATTATTTTTGTGTGTATTAGATATTAATGATATTAAAAACATTCATAAATTTTCTCAATATCATATTGCTAAAGATGATAATATCATAACTGATTTACTAAATCATATAATTGATAATAAGACATTATATAATTTGGAGCAATTATTGAATGATAAAATTGATAATTCTCATTGTGTATTTATAATTGAAAAAATAATGGATCATGTTAAACAAAATTATAATGATGATAATATTGAAAAGAAAACATTAAATAATTATCATCTATTGAATACAATTAATAATTATTTATTAAAATTAAAGTATAATCCATTTATAGTAAAAATTATTAATTGTAATAAGGTAGAACTCATACAAAATTATATTGATAATTGCTCAATTAATGAATCACATGATACATACATAAATAATATTGTTATTATGTATGATGAAATATTAAAAGGATTAAATCCAAATGAGCAAATTAATACTATTAATTGGCAAGTATATTTTCATAAAGTTGAATTATCATTAAATATTACAAATCAAAAAGAAAAAATATTAAAATCAATTCATCGTTTAACAATTTTAGATAAAATTAATAATATTTTATTAAAAGGAAATAATCATTGTATATCTAATAGTAATAATCTAATTATAAATGTAATTGAAAAAAATAAATTAGAGAAAATTATTATAAATAGTTATATTAATTTAATCAAGAATAACGGATCAATTGAAAAATTAAATGTTTTTGAAAAGATTATTAAGTATTTACATAATTTAGGACATCTCTCTAAAGAACTACTAAAATTAATTATGCCTAAATATTTTGCAAAAGAAAATATTAAGTATTATCAAGATATTGTTGTTAGAATTAATTCAATTACAAATAATAAGATTGGTATCATAGATACAATTCTTGAACAACAACGTAAAATAGCGAACGATTTAAAAATTACAACGGTTGATAATCAATCAAATGGTCTATTTAATATGGAAGATGTAAGTCTATATAATATTGATCAGAAATTTAATGAATTTCCAAGTGGAAATATTCTTAAATACACTAAAGAATTAAATTCTTACGCTACATTTACTGATAAATGGTTCGGACAACATTTTAGTAATTTGAAAAATAATACAATTAATGGATTTTTATCTAATGGTATTGTACAAATGAATAATACCATAATTCATTCAAATCTTATTATTATTAATACATTATTCATGTTTAATGAATCATCTACATTATTAATATCTGATTTAAATAATTATTATAATTCTGAATTAATAAATGATATTGTAAATACATTAGAATATTATAATATTGTTTCTAGGGTAGAAAATACTCTAGTGCTAAATAATTCATTCTTTGATATCAAACAAGATATTCGCGTTGAATTTATTAAAAAAGTTATATTTAAAGAAACAGAAAATATTGATAAAGAAATTCATGAACACTTAGAACAGGTTGTAAATAATGATTTGATTGAATGTTATATTTTAAAAGCAATTAAACCTCAACCAGTTAATAAAGATTCTCTATATGATATTGTAGTATCGAAAGTTTTAGGAAAGACATTAATTAATAAAGAAGTTTTTGATAAATGTATGAAACGTTTATTTGATCTAGATTATTACGAAATTAAAGAAAATTTTATTGTATATGTTCCTTAATTAATTCATTTATCAGCTATATATATTATTAAAAAATTGATAATTTCTTATTTTATACTTATAATGCTATATGTATAAAATATATAATGGCCTCGTCAAATAAAGTATCAAATACCTTATATGGTAATAAGCAATTATTTATTGAAAGTGTTTTAAAAAATATTGACAATCTAAGTTTTAAG